TTACCGTTTCTCAGGCATATACCAATAAGAATGACTGCCGCTTAAAAATGTTACTGAGTTTTTGGGCATCTGCGTCACAGCAAAAAATACATTGCAGAAATCACCCGTACCCATTGAAATCGAAAAAACTCCCAGATAACCCAAAAACGTCCAACCCGGATTGAAAACAAAGAGCAAAAGCGGTATGAATCCAAAACAGATTGTCGGAAATAAACTCATCCAGATAAATCTTCCTTTAGTAAGATCCTCCGTACTTGTCACAAAAAGCATCATGTTTTGCGGGCTGGCATACATAAAGACCTCGCCCTTCATCCATATTGCGTGTAAAAATTCATGCGGAACCATAAGCAGTAATGCCGCTAATACACCCCACATATTATATTTACGACCCGAATAAAAAAAAGCAAAAACCGCCAATACCAGAAGTATTACAAATGCAAGCAGGTTAGCAATAACAGCAAATTTCTTAAAATCGGGTTCCCTGAACATAACCGCTCCTTCCTGAATACGTGCCGGAAGGCTGCTCTCTTCTTTATATTTTCCCATATATCTAAATGACTTCATTATAAATTTCTCCATCCAATGTATCCTGTCATTATATCATAAAAAATAACAGCATTATATATCACTTTCGTAACATATAATACTGTTACAGTGGAGCAGACGAGTCCAAAGGCGAACCCTCTGCACCATCCATGTCAACAAGTTCCTGCTCGATCTGCCTGAGCGTCAGCTGGTTGTTTTCGCCGGTATAATTGTAATTGATCACGATCCGGCCATCGTCCCAGAGATAAACAGACGAGACAAACGCCTCCACCAGCTTCGTGCGATAATCAGGATCGTCAAGACTGCCCTCTTTGAACTTCTCCAGAAAATACACAATCTGGTCACGCTCGATGTCCGGCGTTGCTATCTTCTCCCTTGCTATCGCGGCACCGATCTGATCCCGCTGCTCCTCAAGCTCCATGAGCCTCTGCTTCGTGCTTTTCGTGATGATGCCCTGCTCAATCGCCTGCATCATGTTCCTGATCGAACTCTCCACATTTTTGAGACTTGCCTCCAGAGCATCAAGCTCTCCGTTGCTTTTCTTTTCTCTCTCCAGAAAGTCCATCACTCCGTCAGCGATCTGCTCGATCATATCCTCAGCAAGCACGACCTCTTTTGTATATTTTACAACAATATCCTCAATCCATTCCTTTTTCACCGGCTTTTTATCACAACCGTGCCGCCTGGTTCGGTTTACGCAGGCATAATAGTCGTATTTCTTACCAGACTTGCCGGTGCCAGCTCTGCCGACCATCAGCTCACCGCAGTGGCCACAGAACAGCTTCGAGGTGAGGATGTAGTCCGCAACCTTCCATTTATGCGCCGGAGCTCTGGATCCTCGGTCGAGCTTGCGCTGCACACTGTCAAACAATGGCAGCGGGACGATCTGCGGCATACCGCCCGGAACAGTAACATCGCCCCAGGAATACTCACCGATATACTTCCGGTTCCTCAGGATCCTGGTCACACTGTTTTTATTAAAGGCAAAGCCTCGCGTTGTCCGGAAGCCTCTGGCGTTCAGGTCGTCGATGATCTCTTTCTGCGGAACGCCTGCATCATACTTCTGGAATATACTCAGCACAACGCTGGCATAATCTGGATCAATCTCATAACATCCATCTTCTCCGGTGTAATATCCAAGCACCTGGACGCCGTTGGTCTTGCATTTCATGGCATTGCCTTCCAACCCTCTAAGGATGTTCTGGGAAAGCGCCGCGCTGTAATACTCGGCATATCCCTCGAGAACTGACTCCAGGATGATGCCCTCAGGTCCGTCCGGTATCGTCTCTTTTGCATACAGAACGCGGACGCCGTTCTTTCTGAGCTTCGCTTTGTATATGGCGCTGTCATATCTGTCGCGGGCGAAACGATCCACCTTGTAAGTGACAACAACCTGGAACTTGCCACGAGCTGAGTCCCTGATCATTTTCTGGAAGTCTGGACGGCTGTCTGTTCTTCCGGTGAGAGCTGAGTCTGTATATTCTGCAATGATCTTTATGTTGTTACGAGCAGCGAACTCGTGACACTCACGCAGCTGATCCTCGATTGACTCCTCTCTCTGGGAGTGGCTTGAGTACCTGGCATAAATGACGCCGATCATTCCATCACAATCCGACGCTGCCGCTGGTATCCTTTTTGCCATCCGGATCACCTCGTTTCTGGCAAACCGATGATGGCGCCGCTCTTGTCTGCGAACTTATTGCAGCAGAGCATCACAATGTCGACGATCCAGCCAATCCCGAAACATCCAAGAGTCAACAACCAAAGGATGCCGGTGCCTATCTTTCCAACATAAAAGCGGTGGATCCCCATATATCCAAGCAGCACACAAAGAACCAGTGCGACGCCCTTGCTTTTCTGAGAGCGAACCGGCACAGCTACCTCTGGCACGATCGGATCAGCTGACGCGGCAGCAGTCGGAGCTCCCATCTTTTTACTTGTGGAATATGACAACCCAGTGCCGGGGATCCCGACCGTGGTCGTTGTCCTTCCGCTTGTGCTGAATGTTTTCTTGAACCCCTTCGGGCCGATGGATATGCTTGCGCTTTTTGCGTTCAAATTTACTCGCACGCCTGGCGCGATCTTCTTACTCTTTCTAAATCTCATTCCCATGATAAAAGGCCTCCTTTATTGAAAAAGCCCGCCCCGAAGGGCGAGCCTCTCACCTCCTCCTGGAAAAATCGACATATATCACATTGCCGACTCTTTTTTCACTGGCGACTCGTTACACTTTAAGACCATGAGTGCTGACTCACGTCCAACCGGTGTTGCTTTTCTCCAGAGTTCCAGAAGTTCAGCTTCATCAGCTGACAACTGCGTTTCGGTTGAGTAGCTTGTGGGCTCCGTTCCGAAAAATTCGCTAATGTCGGCATGATATAGATTGCAAAGCGCCAGGAACGTCTCGGCGTCCGGCTGGTTTTGGCCACTCTCCCATGCGTAGACTGTGTTTTCTTTCTTTCCAATAGCTTCGGCCGCGTCTTTTGCGGATATTCCAGCTGCCTTCCGGAAAGCCTTCAACTGCTTCGCGATGGTCTCGCGGGTGTGCTTCTTTGCATCCATGAACATCACCTCCTCCTACAATATACCATAGCCAACGGACAAAAACAACAAAAAAACCCACGAAAAATAGAAAAAACAAGATAAAACATCTTGACTTCCCACGTTGGATGGGTTATATTACAATCAATCCCACGGAGAATGGGACAGAGCCCACAGAACTCTCGCACATAATAAGGAGGTCAACAGAATGATCGAAGATCTGAAAGAAACCGCAGCTTGTGGCATGATCATCCACTACTCAGTTGATACAACCACCGATATGGTGACGTATAACGACATAAACGGCCGAGGCGTAAAAAGTAACAACTGCTCAGGATGCTCATGGAGAGCAATCTGCAAACCATCAACACTGCCAGAAATGAAACACTACTTTTTTACTTTTGGATCCGATGAAAGATACCCATATCAAGGCGGGTATGTTGAAATCGCAGCTCCAAGCATCCAAGCAGCGTGCACAATATTCCGAGCATATTATCCGGATCGTGTTGATGGAATACTCAACTGCAGCGACTACTACACCGCCGCAGAATTTGAAAAAACCGGAATGAAAGAAACTGGAAACAGAGGAGCCGGATGCCATTGCATAATCGGCCCACAAAGTAGGAAGGAGGAACACAAATGAGCAATATCATCAGAGTGATCAGCAACCGCATCGAGGACCGTGGCATGAGCATCACGGTTGTTGCAACACGCGCCAATATCAACCCAGAGCTTTTGAGCAGAACACTGAACGGACGCAGAAAGCTCAAAGCTGACGAGTTAGTTGATCTCTGCAGAGTTCTGGATCTTACAATGGACGATTTCAAGGAAGTGTCCGCAACGTCCACCGCCACAGCATAGGAAGGAGCGAAAATGTTCAAAGAAATTATTCAAAAGTTGAAAACATGGAGAAAAGACCGCCAGCAACTTGTCGCGGTACCCGATCCAGAACCAGAAACAGAGACACCTGTCGAAGAAATTCCGGGCGATGTTCTCGCGCTGGATGATCCAGAGGGCTCATACGGCGAAGGCATCGAGCCAGAATGCTGGCAGTGGTCTCCAGGTATGCGCTTGAGAAACGGAGAGGTCCAGCTGCTCCAGGAAAAGGATCCGACAGAACACAGCCGGGAGCTTGCTACTCTCTACGGAATAACAGCCGACGAAGCAGCGGAACGTCTGAGAGATCTCGGCAAAGCAATCACGGACGCACTCAAACCGTTTGTGGACGCCATGCGCAACATGTGGGAATGTCTGCCGAAGTGGTACCGTGACGCGCTGGCTCTCGAGAACGAAATGAAAGAGATCGCAACGCCGCGACAGTGGCACCTATACAAACACGGAACACTGCGCCAACAGAAGAAATGGGCGCACGCTCTGGCCAGAAAAGCCAAGATCCGGAAGAAACGGCAAGGAGGTGACAACCGATGAGATACGACCAGTTCTATCAGTGCCCGAACTGCGGGTGCTCACTTGATCCAGGAGAAAAATGTGATTGCCAGAAAGAGAAAAAGGAGGCAGATGCTAATGATGCCAAGCGTTTCATTTACGGAGATCCCGGACAACACAAAGCGAACGCTCAACGCTTCGCTGGCTGAGGCGGTACGCACTGCCTTCCAGGATCCGAAAGTTTGCAGAGACTACGAGAAATGGCGCAAAGAACGCGCCAGACGAAAGGAGCTTATACATGAATGAATATAACAAAAGAGGCAGCCAGCCGATCAGATCGGTCGCTACCTCTCAGGACGTTCCGGAGCCCACAACTCAAAGGAAGTCCACAACCATCATAGCACGAAAACGCAGAAAGCGCAATCGAAAAAGTCGCATCAAGCGATTGATCAGCAGATTGAACACCCGCCGGATCGTATTCCTGGTCGCTGGTGCCTGCATGACAGTCGTGATTGTGATCTGCATCGTGAAGCTGGTCGCAGGACATAGCAACACAGAGACAGAAATAAAAACATCCGGAACCGCCTCCGAGTACGACCTCAAGACATACTACTTTGTCTATGAGGGCAATGATGGCGAACCGGTCTACATAAACATGGACGAGCTGACAAAAGCATGGGCGTCCGAAGCTGGATTTGAGCGTCGCTACGCTCTCACTGACGAGGAACGCTACGAGATCGCCCAGGTTGTAACCGCTGAGGCAGACGGCGAGTGCTTCGCCGGAAAGATGGCGATCTGCCAATGCATACTCCAGGCGGCTGAGGATGACGACATCCGCCCGACTGAGGTATTCACAAAATACTCATATAGCAAGCGCAGGCCAGAACCATCCCAGGACGCTCTGGATGCCGTGATGCAGGTATTTGACTTCGGCACTGTTGTCACAAAGGAGCCGATCAAGTATTTCTACAATCCCGAACTTGTCGAGAGCAAGTTCCACGAGTCTCAGACGTATGTCACAAAGATCGGCGACCATGTATTTTTCAGCGAGAGGAAGTGATCAGCATGGCAGCAGCCAACTCAACCAAAACAGCAGCAGGAAAAACTGCGGAGACGCCAAAGGAAACAAAACCAGACCGCACCACTCTCACGCTGCAGCAGAAATTCGTGGAGATCCGCAAGGCTATCCCGGCAATACAGCAGCAGGCGCACAGCGATGGCGTCAAGTACAAATTCGCCAAGATCTACGACGTCTACAAACTCATGGCTCCAGCGCTCAATGAGTGGGGCGTGAATTTTGACATCACAGAGGAGACTGCGACCAGACACGCAGAAAACGGCGACGAAATCTACTACTCCAATTTTGTGCAGCACACAAGGTCTGGCGATCGCGTTGTCTGGATATACGAGGCGGAGCTGACGATCCGGTGGACGAACGCAGACAACCCTGCCGACTGCATGGATGTCACTCTCCATGCCATAGGAACCAATGACAGCGGACCGGACAAGGCAAAAGGATCCGCCTGGACGTACTGCCTCAAATATTACTTTTTTGAGAAGTTCAATATTGACCAGGGCGATGATGATCCGGACAACTACGACCACGCAACAGAGCCTCAGACGGCTCAAAACGGCTCCGGAGATAATACTGGAGCAAATAATCGACCAAGTAATCAAAAAGGCAGTCACGGACAGAAACAGAGCTCACAGCGTCTAAGTGAGGCGCAGCTCAACCGGATGTATCGCAAGGCAGAGGACGCAGGCATGACCAGAGAACAGACTGACGCCAGGATCCTGCAGTGTTACGGATTACAGAACCCGGCAGAACTGACGCGGCAGCAGTATGACGGTATATGCGAGCAGCTGGACGCATCTGTCAAAGGCAGCCACTAAAGAAAGGAGCATAACATGAACGACGTAAAACTTCTCGGACGACTCACAGCCGATCCGGAAACCAGATACACAGCAGCAGGCGATCCGGTCTCCCGCTTCTGCCTTGCTGTAAATGCCGGAAAAGATGCAAACGGCAACAACACGGCTGAATTTTTCAATATTGTGACATTCAAGAACCAGGCAGAATTTACAACCAAGTACCTCACCAAAGGCAGACAGATCGTGATCAGCGGACGCCTCCACAACAACAGATGGACCAAGGACGGCCAGAACCACGTCAGCACCGAGGTCATTGCTGACCGCATCTACTTCGCAGACAGCAAACAGACAGACAGCCAGGGACGCCCACAGCCTGCTCCGGATGATGGCTTTATGCACATTCCGGAAGGAGCTGGCGACGAGCTTCCATTCAACTAATAACGAGGAGGTGCACAGATATGAGCGAAAAAAAGGCTTTTATGTTCTATCTTGACTACAAGCAGCACCTCGAACTACTGACGGACGCGGAACGCGGCATGTTGATGATGGCATTATTCGACTACGCCGCAGACAAGACGGAGCCCACAACGCTCACTGGATCCGCCGCCATGGCGTTCTCGTTTATCCGGGCGCAAATGGACCGAGACAACCAGAAGTACGAGGAAAAATGCATAACAAACCGGGCAAACGGAGCTAAAGGTGGCAGACCAAGGAAAGAACCGACCGAAAGCGACGCAAACCCAAAAGAACCCAAAAAAACCGAACGGTTTTCAGAGAAACCCAAAAAACCCGATACAGATACAGAAACAGATACAGATACAAATACAGATACAGACACGGATAATAAAACCACACCCCCTACCCCTAAAGGGGAGAAGCCGCCAAGCGCTCAAGAGAGACGCTTCGACGAGTTCTGGGCTTTATATCCCAAAAAGGTCGGCAAGGCAGCAGCTAAGAAAGCGTGGAAACGCGCAAAGGTGGACGCAGAACTCCATGAGCACATCATCACAGCGTTGAGAGCTGCCATCACATCCGTGCAATGGACGCGAGACAATGGCCGGTTTATTCCAAACCCATCCACATGGCTCAACCAGGGACGATGGGATGACGAACTGGAGCAGGCAACACCTGGAAGCAGGCAGTCGACACAACGCTCCGGAAAAGTAGACACTTTTGGAGTAATGGCTGCAATGTACCAGGAGGAGGTGGATGGAATTGACCAAAGCGGAGACGATCCAGATGGTAGCGCTGATTACTTCGGCATATCCTAACCACGACCGCTTCAACAGCGAGGAAATGATCAAGGCCATGGTCAATGTATGGGCCAATACCTTCAAGGATGACGATGCCCGCATCGTAAGCATGGCAGTCGCCAAGCATGTGCAGACGAGCAAGTGGCCGCCAAGCATTGCGGAAATTCGCGAAATAATGATGACCATACAGTGCCCGGATCTTATACCACCAGACGAGGCATGGCTCGCAGTGAGCGACGTCATGTATGCCAAGGGAGAGTTCGGAGACGGCAGCAGGTACCTCCCGCCGTTGATCCGCAGAGCGGTCGAGTCAATCGGCTGGTCTAATCTCTGGCAGATGCACCGCAGCGGGAGCATCGGAAAGTCTGCAGGTTATGACCGCGTGGCATTTATGGATATATACAAACCACTCTACGAGCGGGAACGCCAGCGGATGCAACTGGCACCGGCAACACGGCAGCGTATTGACGCCGCCACTGCTTCCCTATCCGGGGAGGGGCGCAAGATGCTGGAAGATGCAAAGCAGGACCGAAAAAAACAAGACGATTTTTTTCGGATGATTGAGTCGGGACTGCAGCATCAGGCACTAACAACAGACAACAGCCCGGAACTGTTAGAAAGCAAGGAGGAAGTCCAATGAAAAAGACACACGTCAACAGCAATGTCGACCTCAACACTCTGGCAGGCGGAGCCTTCGCTGAAAAGGTCAACGAGGCACTCGTCCAGGTGGGCGAGAACATCCAGAACCAGAACACAGAGGCGACCAAAAAGAGAAAGATCACCATCACGATGACTTTCGCACCAAACAAGACCAGACAGCTGGTAAACACGCAGATCGGCGTTACTACTACTCTTGCCGCAACCGAGGCGGTCGACACCCAGATGGTCATGGGAATGAATATGAGAACCGGCCAGCTTGAGATCGGTGAGTACGACGGACAGATCCGCGGGCAGATGTCGATCAATGAG